GGAGTATAATATATTATTATTATATAGTATATATTATATTATTACTTTATTATTATATATATTTATACTATATTATATATTATTATATTATATATATACTACTATATATAGTTATAGTTAATATATAAGTATATTACAAATACAACTATATATATACTACCCCCAGTATATTATATTAATATATATTATATTATATATCTTTATTTAAATCAACTATTTATATATTATATTAAACTATTATTTAATATATTAACTAACATTATCTCAATATGTTATTAATAATAATTGAATACATACGTACTAGGGGCCGCAAGGCCTCTATATAGGGGCAATATTTATACGTACTAAGGTACTCACTTCAGTTGTAAGTTTGGTGTAAGGATTGGGTGCATAATGGAAGGCATGGGCAGCGAAGCTAACCTAGTTAGCGAAGGTGTTGTAATCTTGCAACACATCCTGACAAGTAGTTGTAAGCTTGGTGTAAGAATCAGGCATATAATGAAAGTCATGCACCGAACAGTGCACCAGACACAAATAGTCACTTTCAATTGTCAGACTATCCCTGTAAGTTTCGTGTAAGGTTCATGTGTATAATGAAAGCCATACGATGCAAGCGGTAATCGTACCGAATGCTGGTGTTGTGAAAAGACAACAAATGTTCTTTGTAAGTTTCATGTAAGCTTCGCATGTAAAATAGAGGCAAATGACAGCAAGCAACATCAAGCTGTATAAATAAATGTTGCAGGCAAGCTTTGACTACGGCTACCCAAAGTCCGTACGAGTGCCTTAGGGGTGAAGGATGAAGCTACTTAGTCCGTCAATTGGTAGCACAGTGGGGAAGATACCCACAGAAAACACTAGGTTTTCTTCAGGGTGTTATTAGTAGCATCCTGAAATCAAGCCTAGTAAGTCAATCAATTGCAAAGGAATCATCATGTTTGAAAATCAACTGCGCGTAGCACTGCAACAAGCCAAAGAGGGTAAAGACATCAGCCGTGAGGCAGGGCAGGGTGTATGGGCCAATTATGTGCGAGCTACCTGCTATCCATGTGCACCGGATAACGTGGAAAAACTGGACGAGGAACACAAGCGAGTAGTGGCAGAACTGGAAGCCATGAAAGAATTGTCCAAGGAAGAAAAGAACTCCCTTCGGTCGGCAAAATCTGTCATCGGGAAAGCTATTAGTAACGGTGTTGACGTGTGGAAGCGTGACGACGGTGGCAACATCGAGAGCGATGATGCTGGCAATCCAATGCCCAAGGGTAAGAGTGAATTGCAAGAAGCCAAGAGTGACTTTGACCGGATGCTTGCATTCCTTGATGGTGCAGAAAAGAAGTGGAACAGTGAGACACGTGAGGTGTTCACGCAAGACGAACTCGCTACACTGTGGGGTAAGGTGGCACTGTTGGCAGACTCCATCCTGCAAGCCAAGAATTCTCAGGAATAAGTTACTAGTAATGAGGACAGGGAGTGCAAACTCCCTGCAAACACCATGAAATATAGCCGTGATATGTTGCCTTGCCTTGGCGTAACTTGGCATTACTTTGAAACTGAAACAGAAGCGTTAGCTTTTGCTCAGTGGGCAGAAGATGAAACACGATATGACAACTATCCATGCGAGGCATTTGTAATGCGTGACGATGAACGCGAACAACAGTTTGAAGTAAAAGTCAGGAACTGGTAAATTATCATGCGTAAAATATCTTACAAAAAGGTCGGTGGCTTACACTTTGTTAAGGTGTGGCGCTTTGGATTCTCATTTTATTGGAGCAAGAAACATGCGTAAGATTGAAAAAGAAATGTGTATGGCAGTGGCACATCGTAAGAACTGGAAGAATGCCAATACTGAGGTAGTGTATGAGTGTGAGCTTGACGAGCCTACACATGCACGAATGGAGCAAGCCAAGGTATATTTGCATGGCAATCACATCGGAACATTTCTCTATCGTGATGTAAAATTCTTTGTCAATAAAGAAACACTGGCCCGCTGGCCTACACGCACCACAAAATCCCGTCTACGTGCACTTGGAGCAACTGTATAATGCGAGACATTATCGAATCAATTGCTGTCAGCCTAGTGTTACTAGTAGCACTGGCAGGTTTCTTTGACATATTGTGGCGATAGTATGGAAATACTGGCTGCCTTTATAATCGTTGGCGCAATCATTTACTTTATCAATTGAGGAACATCATGAATAATTTTGACCAATATCTTGACGAGGTGTACGGCACTATTGAGGTGTGTGGTGTGGTATTCTATGCATCTCAGATACTGAAAGCCATTGACCCTATTGCATATCGCTGCTATCTCAACGACTATGAAAGCATGGAGGATGAATGTCATGAGGGATGAATTAGGGTCCGTCATCATTCTGCATGACGACGATCACGAGCAGCAGTTTAAGAATGAATTGCTGCGACAGTATGTTACTAATAACGGATTGGAGGATGTAGAGCCATGGCTGGATTCAGAATTCAATCAGATATTTGTGACGTACATGTATCCAGATGTGACGAAAGTAAACTGACGTTTTGGCCGTTCCCTGAGGTTAATGGTGAGCGTACAGCAGAAAGCCAAGCCATTCTAGGTAAACGTGTGCCAAAGCAGAAACCAACACCAGAAACTGATGAGGAAGCATTACTATGAATCTACTTGACGTTCAACAGTTTGAGACATACGTAGCAGCGTGTGCTACTAATAGCGGTGTTAACGTGCAGTGGGACAAACCAGACTCAACACCACGAACTGACGGTAAAACCATCTATCTGCCTGCAATTACAAGCAAAACCAGCGAAGAGTGGCTAACCCGTATGCGTTACTTTGTAAAGCATGAGACAAGCCATGTGGTGCACAGTGACTTTACATTTTTAAATAAAGTAAAACCCGGCGGTTTGTTGGCCCTTATCAACAATCTAATTGAAGATCATCGCATTGACTATCGCAACGATATGGAGTATGCAGGTGACCGTGTTATTAGTAATGATTTCTGGTATGTGTATGCTGACGACATCAAGAAACACACATCAAGCACAGACAAAGAACTGCGAGAACAGCAGCTACTGACACTGCCTCTGTTTGTGTGGGACGCTAGTTTGCGTGACTGGATTGCATCAAGCGTAGAAGCACAGGCACAGATGTCAACAGCCATTGATGATGATGCACGTACACGGCTAGCTAAGCTGGATAAGTACAGCGAAGAACTCATTGCAGTACGTGAGCATGGTGAAGCTGCACAAGTTATGGATTTGGCAGAGCGTATCCTTAAAGACCTATACGATCAAGACCCTGAAGAATACAAGGGCAAGGGTGAGGGTGACGACGGCACAGGCAAGGGCAAAGGTGGTGACAAGGGTGACGGTGAGGGTAAGCCCATTGACGACGATGTAGACCGTTTAATCAATGTTGACAAGCTAATGAAAGCTATGGGGCACGAGCATAAGCCTACGCGCACAGGCATTCACATGACAGCTCAACCCATTGAGAAGGGCGCATATGCTATCCCTAATGCTAATGAGTATGTCATCGTCAACTTTGACAAGGCTATGCCTAAAATTGTAGACGAACACATGCACATTGGATACATGCACAAGCATGATGTTAGCAACTACATTACTAGTAACGCTAGACCAATGGCTAACAAGTTACGCCTTAAATTGCAGACACGTAGCCGTGACAGGTATGAGTATGGCAAGACTAAAGGCAAGCTGCACAATGGTAGTCTGCATCGCATCATCAGTGGTGACGACAAGTTTTCTACCAAGGTGTTTCGTCAGCGTGTTGTAAGTGACACAACAGACACTGCTGTATGTCTGCTGGTAGATTGCAGTGGTAGTATGTCTGGTCGCAAGTTTGACATGGCGTGTGCTGGTGCTGGTGCATTTGCAGAAGCACTGAAGCCCCTAAACATTGCCTATTCAATCTATGGGTTTAGCAACACTGTGGAAGAGGAATATCCTTTAGTGTGGCTGTTCTCAGAGTTTGGCGAGAAGACACCGCAACAAGAACTCATTAACAGGTTTGACAAAGTGAGTGGTGCACTATGGCAGAACAGTGACGGTGATGCTGTAGCATATGCTACTAGTAAGCTGATAGGACGCAAGGAGCACCGCAAAGTGCTGGTAGTATTGTCAGACGGCAGTCCTGCTGGCCGTGACCATGCTGGTAACGTTGACTGGTACACTAAACATGCAATTGACACGGCAGAACAACTTGGAGTAGACGTTTATGGTATTGGCATTATGGATACTAATGTTACTCGTTTTTATAAAAAGAACGTAGTAGTAAACGATCTTAACCAACTGTCCCCTACAATTCTCTCCATCATTGACCGGAGTATTTAACATGACAACACCTGACTTGAATGATCGCGTTGCAAAAGCCATTGCTGCACATCTCGGCAAGAAAGCACCTGAATCTAAATCTGCTACACCTGAGCCACCGCCTGTTACCAAGCACGTATCTCTGGAAGATGGTCAAGTTTGGTTCAGTGATGTGTTTGGTTACAAGCCTAAGTTTGGTGACTTTGGTGTGTTTGTTCTCAACAAGACAGGCATTCCAGACATTGACCGACTCATCCCTGATGTTGATCCTGACTATGTAGTGCAACAAGACGAAGCAGCATTACTAGTAGCAGGTATGATGGATGGCGACAAGACCCTTATCACTGGCCCTACTGGTAGCGGTAAATCATCGCTGGTTAAGTATGTGTGTGCTAAGCTGAATCGACCATTCATTCGCATCAATATGTCTGGTGATGTGGAATCATCTAGTCTGTTTGGTACACTTGTTGTACGTGGTGGTGCAACTGTGTGGGAAGACGGTGCAATTACTGAAGCAGCTAAGTATGGCGCTGTGTGCCTGGTTGACGAGTGGGAACTCATGCCTGCTGAGATTGCTATGGGTATGCAGAACCTGCTGGAAGACGGTGGCTATCTCTATCTCAAAGAGAAGCCCGGTACTAGCGAAGACCGCACCATTATTCCTAACGACAACTTCAGGCTAGTGTTTGCTGGCAACACTGTTGGGCAGGGCGACATCACTGGTGCATTCTCAGGTGTAGGTGTGCAGAACACTGCAACCATTGACCGATTCACCAATACCATCAAGCTAGGCTATCTGTCGCAAGCACATGAGGTTAACATCATTACTAGTAAGAGTGATGTTGAGCAGAAGGTAGCGCATGACATGGTGAGGCTGGCTAACCTTGTACGTTCAGCGTATGAGAGTGGTAAGATTGGTCTTACAATGTCGCCACGTACCCTAATCAATTGGGCACGTAAGCAGAAGCGTTACGATGTGGAGTATGCACTTCAAGTGTCATTCCTTGAGAAGCTGACTGCTGAAGACAGCAAGAGTGTCAAAGAGTTGTACACTAAAGTGTTTGGCAAGTAATGTGTCAACAAACTGTCAGTGCATTTGTATATGACAAACGTGGGAGATTGCTGGCTACAGGTCAGAACTCCTACGTTAAAACACACCCATTGCAAGCCCGTATAGCGGCATCAGTGGGTGAGCCGCATAAGGTGTTTCTACATGCAGAGGTGGCAGCATTGCTTAAATGTGATTGGAACAAAGCACATCGCATACTAGTAACACGTTATGGTAAAAGTGGTAGGCCTTTGCTAGCAAAGCCATGCAAGGTCTGTCATCAAATTATAGGCATGACCAACATCAAGATTGTGGAGCACACATGACAACACACTATGGACAACAAGCGTTGGCTGTACTTACAGGTAATGCACCTGACTTTGAGGAGCTTGATGAAGGACAACAAGGCAAGTATAACCACGAAGATTGTCCAGCAGGTGTTGACAATAAGCAACGTTTGTATGTTAAGAATGTAGATGGAGCCTACCTATGGCACTGCCATAACTGTGGAGATAGCGGCTATTATCGACCGAAGGAGACAATTAAGCGCATTAAAGAAGATACCAGAGTTATGGTATCTCTTAGAGGTGCGCGTCTACCTACACACACCGAGTTGACAAAAGAAACAAGTTATGATAGGTTTGCAATTGAGGGCCAACTGTGGCTGGCACAATATGGATTCAATCAACCTAAATGCAGTGGCTATCACATTACAGAATCCGAAGACGGCATTGTGCTACCAATTTTCAGTGGTGTGAGTGGTGGTATTGTAGGTTGCCAAGTTAGGCGTTATAATAAGAAACCTAAATATCTTACTTATAGTAAACAAAGATATAGTTATTTAGATAATGCAACTATAGTTAAAGATAATAAACCATTAGTAGTTGTAGAAGATTTATTAAGTAGTTATAAGCTACATATGGCAGGGTTTCCAACCTTGTGTTTGTTGGGAACTAAGTTGGATGGAGAGGCGTTGAAGAAAGTTGCACTACGGTATGAGAGAGTAGTGTTATGGCTAGATGATGATGTTGCAGGACACACAGCAGCACGTAAGCTGTTTGTAGATGTTAGTCCACTAATACCTAACATCAGTGCAGTGTTCAACCATCAGCCGAAGGAGATTGATCTGGATATATTAAAAGAAATGGAGTTGTAATGAGTTACGACATTGATCTGTTGGCAGTTACTAGTAACAAGGTAGACTACCAGCGATTCAAAGAACATGTTAAGAAGCACAACGTATCGCCAATTACGTTGGAGATTTTCAATGTGCTAGGAGAATATTGGGACAACTATCCTGCACGTACAACCATTGACTTCCGAGAGTTTCGCACATTCTTTTTCATTGTTAAGGGTAAGAAGATTAAAGACCCTGCAACATATGAAATTGCATTCGACAACTTGAAGGAGGCACTTGACAAGCCGCCACCAATCACAAAAGCACTGCTAGCTAAACTCATTGAGACAGATTATGCTACGCAGATTTACGATGTGTGTCTGAAGATTGGTACAGGTCATGGTGGTGACTTGCTATCTATTGAAGAGATGCTCAATCATTACAAGAAAGAAATTGGTGCAAGTGTTGAGAAAGACGAAGTATTTGTTAAGCCATCCCTTGACTATCTTTCTGGTGTCGTGGCTAGTGGGGGCTTATCTTGGAGGCTAAAGGAACTAAACGTAAGTCTAGGCCCACTACGCAAAGGTGATTTTGTCATCATTGCAGCACGACCTGAGACAGGCAAGACAACATTCACAGCTAGCGAAGCCAGCTACATGATGAGTCAGCTACAACCTGATGAGCATGTCATTTGGATCAACAACGAAGAGGCTAGCAACAAGGTTATGATGCGTGTCATTCAAGCCACGTCACAAGTTACTAGTAGCGAATTGCTAGCTGATCCTGCAACCTACGAAGCACTGTTCACAGCGGCTGGTGGTGACAGGTTTCTGATATTAGATGACGACAGCGGCATCAAGACCGTGAACAAGATAAGCATGTTGTTCAAAGAGTTTAAGCCCGGTCTAATTATTTTCGACCAACTTGACAAAGTACACGGATTCGATTATGAAGTTAGGGAAGACCTACGAATCGGTAAGCTGTATGAGTGGGCACGAGATGTTGCAAAGGAATATTGTCCAGTCATTGCTATTAGCCAAGTGGACGGCACAGGTGAGGGTGAGAAGTGGATTCAGATGAACCAACTACGAGGTAGTAAGACCGACAAGATTGGTGAAGCTGATGCCATTGTCACAATTGGCAAGAGTAATGAACCCGGCATGGATTTGCAACGATTCATTCACGTACCAAAGAACAAACTGTTCGGTGGGCCTGACACACTAGAGGCACACAGACATGGATGTTTCGAGGTAGAAATTGAACCTGCAAAGGCACGTTATGTTTCTAAATGGAAGACAAGATGAACCTAGTAATTGACCTTGAGACAACCATTCGGTGTCCAGTTGGCAACAACAGTGGCAATCCTATGTGGCGTGGTAACAAGGTCATTGCATGGGGTACACACGTTATTGGAGGTACATACGGCTATAATTACGACAAGGTAGGGCTAAACCTACTACCCTTGCAGACACTATGCGACACTGCTGATTTAGTCATTGGGCACAACGTTAAGTTTGACCTGCTGTACATCTATCGTGATACTAGTAACAAGCTGCCACGTATCTGGGATACACAGCTAGCTGCCTACTTACTCAGTGGTCAGAAGCACTTGTACGCTAGCTTGGACGAACTTACAGCCGAGTACATTGGCAAACACGCACTGAAGGATGACAAGATTAAAGCCTATTGGAAGGCTGGTGTACAAACTGAAGACATTCCTAAGGAGGAACTGCTAGACTATTTGAAGGGTGACGTAGAGAACACTGCTGCCATCTTTGAAGCACAGTGGGCAGAAGCAGAAGGTCTAGACATCTTGCCATTGATGTTCACACAGATGGATGCGTTACGTGCAACTATTGAGATGAACCGTAATGGTATGCGTGTAGATTGGAACTATGTAGAGAAACAGCGTGATGCATATGGTTTTGATCTACTCATGGCACAAACGAAAGTTGCCAGTGCAGAACCATTCTTAGACACAGCTAGCCCTAAGCAACTGTCTCTGTATTTCTTTGGTGGTCAAGAGAAGTGTGTGGTGCGTGAACTTGTTGGTAAGTATAAGAATGGTAAGGACAAGTACAAGAACGTAGAGAAGACGCGTGAGGTAAAAGGCAAGTACGAACCCATTGGTGAACTTGGTAAGAGTGGCTACTATTCAACAGACGACAGTGTATTGAAACAACTTGTAGACAAGGGTGATGACATTGCAAAAGAGTTATTGAAGATACGTGAGTACGCCAAGATCAAAGACACCTATTATGAAGGGCTGGTATCACTACGATTTCCAGATGACAACATCTATCCAAACCTTAACCATTGTGCAACCAAGACAGGACGGCTATCTTCAACCAACCCAAACCTGCAAAACCAAACAGACACAGGTGACGTTAAGCGAGCGTATGTGTCTCGTTATGGCAGTGACGGCAACATATTGGAACTTGACTACAGTCAGCTAGAGATGGTTGCACTGGCCTACCTTGCCAATGACCAACAACTCATTGACGATATTAATAACGGTAGGGACATGCACAGAGAGTTGTACAAGGAGATGTATGGTCGGTATCCAACTGACAAAGAACGGAAGCCCTTTAAACGATTTAGCTTTCTACTCGTTTACGGAGGCGGAGCGTCTACACTTATGGCGCAGAGTGGTTGTGATAGAGCAACTGCTAAGAGATTCATTAACACATTCTACAACCGATACAAAGGAGTCAAACGCTACCATGAAGAAATAGTGGCTAAAGCAGAGAAGGAAGCTGTTGTAAGTTATGATCCAGATAAAGCTGGCCCCCAGTACACTTACTTTCACAGCAGTCCTACAGGACGACATTACATCTTTAACAAGTATCCTAGCGAATACAAAGGTGGATTGTCATTCAGTCCTACAGAACTAAAGAACTGGCCCATTCAGGGCTTTGCTACTGGTGACGTTGTACCTATGATGGTTGGCATTCTGCTACGTAATTTAGAAGAAGCTGGCTACGCAGAGAAAGCGAAACTAGTAATGACTGTGCATGATTCTGTGGTACTTGACGTACCTAAAGATATGCTGTACAGTGTTGCAACACTAGCACGTAAGACGTTGGAGAGTGCTCCAGAACAACTCAAAGCAATCTTCAACATTGACTTTCCATGCAAGCTAGGTGTTGGCGTGGAAGCAGGAATTAACTGGCAAGACAAAGAGGAAATTGAAGCATGAGCTACATCATTGAAAACATCACAACTAAAGAAGTAACCACCAAGTTTGGCCCTAAGCCAGCGTACACCGTACATGCTGGTGGTGAGCGTTTCAGCTATGGATTCAAGAAGCCTACATTCAAGATTGGTGACACTGTAGATTTCCAATATACAGAGAACACCTACGGTAAGAACATTGACATGGCAAGCGTTCGACTGCTAGCTAAGGGTGAGGGTGCACCTGCACCAGTTGGTGCTGTTGCAGGCGGTTCTAAGCCCTCCTATAGCCCTCCTAGCAAGGTGTTCCCTATTCCTCCACTACACGGCGATCGAGCAATTGTGCGGCAGAACTCCATCACTAACGCTGTGAAAGCTACAGACAACTACTTACGTGGCGAGGATGTCACTCCGGGCAGCATTGAAGAGTACGCCGATTTTGTCATTGAGGTTGCTCGTAAGTTTGAAGCCTACTCCTGCGGTGATCTAGACCTAGCTGCTGCTGAGGAAATGACTAAGTGAAAACTGTAGATACACTGGTAGATGACATCTACAAGCTAGTGGAAGGGGGCACTAGCCCCTCCACTGCAAACAACCACGTGCATGTCAGCTATGACAAGTGGTTTAACAAGGAAGAGCGCACACGAGAAGACAAGGTGCTGTACTTCAGCGAGGTAGGTGATCCCTGCCCACGTCGTCTGTGGTATAAGTACAACATGCCTAGCGTTGGCGAGAAGCCTGATGGTCGCAGCCTACTCAAATTCTTTTATGGTGACATTCTAGAAGAGTTGGTGTTGAACGTAGCTGAGGATGCTGGTCACAGTGTTACTAGTAAGCAAGAGCGTGTGACATATGAGGTTGGTGATGGTTGGGTTGTACGAGGTCGCATTGATGCCATCATTGATGGTGTTCCTGTTGACGTAAAGAGTGTTACTAAATATTCTGAAGAAAAGTTTAAGAACAATCTAGTTGACGATCCATTCGGATATTACCAACAACTTAACGGCTATGCTACTACTCTTAACGCTGATAATGCTGGTTTTCTTACTATCCAGAAAGAACTCGGGCACGTAAACTACTACCCCATTGAAGTAAACAAAGGGCTGTTTAAGCTGCAAGCTGAACATGCTGTAGAGACTGTTAGTCTAGAGTCACTTAATTCGATTCAACGACTAGAACCCGTCCCTGCTAGCAAGACCAGCAAGAATAAGAAGCTGTGTACCAGTTGCAGCTATTGCAACTTTAAGAAGGAATGCTGGCCTGAAATGCGTACATTCTTGTATGCCTCTGGCCCAGAGTTTCTAGTTGAAGTGGTGGATGTTCCACGAGTTATGGAGGTTACAGATGCGAGTAGTTAAAGAAGCATGGCTACTGGAACATCAGGCAACAGGTGAGTTTATGTTAATGCAAAACACATCTACGCCTAAGTTGTATGTTTCAGAGAAGAGTGCTAAAAGTGCTGCTGAATATCATGGTGAGTACAGCAATGAAGGTGTAGTTGCATATAAACCAATCAAGGCATTTCTTGTAGTAGAAGATGACATTCCATTTTAAGGAGCATTGACATGACAAAACATTTTGAATTTCATTTCAGCGAGTCGCAACCAGAATCAGATTGCACATTCCCAGACGTTGAATATCCGCATGTGAAGGTTATTAATCACGCAGTTACGTTCAGTAGTGACACTGCATGGGATAACATCATCCTAGAGTTTGCACGATTCCTAGATTGTGTAGGTTATGTAGGTGTAAAAGAACGAGTGCAAGGTTACATTAACGGCTACTGGTCAAAGTTTGATAAACTTGCTGAGGAAGAAGATGAAGATACTGGTCATCCCGGATTGTCAGATTAAGGAAGGCGTACCTACAGATCATCTCACATGGGCTGGTAAAGCTATTATAGATTACCGGCCTGATGTTGTGGTGAACTTAGGTGACTTTGCTGACATGCCATCACTGTCTACGCATGACATTAAAGGTTCTAAATACTTTGAAGGATTGCGTTACAAGAAGGATGTAGAGGTAGTTAAGGAGGCTATGCAGAAACTGCTAGCCCCTCTACGTGAGTTGCAAGACAAGCAGAAGAAGAACAAAGAGAAAGTGTATAAGCCAGTTATGCACATGCTGTTAGGCAACCATGAGAATCGTATCAATAGAGCAGTGAACAACAACCCGACCCTTGAAGGACTCATCTCCACCAAGGATTTATGTTACGAAAAAGATTGGATTGTCCATGAATTCCTCCATCCTATTTTTATCAATGGCGTTGGTTTCAACCATTATTGGCCTGTTGGAGCTATGGGCAGGCCCGCTGGTACTGCTAGTGCTATTATTAGTAAGCTCCATATGTCTTGCATTGCTGGCCATCAACAAGGAAAACAAGTAGCCTATGGCAAACGTGCAGATGGTCAATCTATCTGTGCTATAATTGCAGGAAGCTACTATCTACATGACGAGAGTTACATGGATCAGCTTAGCAACAAACACTGGCGTGGGCTTGTTATGCTGAACGAAGTTAACGATGGTCACTTTGATGAGATGTTTCTATCAATTGAATATTTAGGAAAGCGTTATGGCGAAGTTTAAATATTACTCGCGTAAGTTTCTAAACAAGAAAGAAGGCATTGCTGCCATTGAATCAACAGTAGCTAGTTGGGACTTAGGTGACGGCATTGATGGTAACATCACCATTTCAGACTGTAATCGAAACGTCAGTCTAGACTTCAGTGTATATGATGTAGACGATTTGCCTACAAAATATATGAAGCTAGGTTTGCTGTTAGAAGAAGTGAAGAAGATGCACGACTACTACACAAACAATTATGAAGCTATGGCAGAAGATTTAAAACAATCTGAACTTAAACGTAAAGAGTGGAAGAAAAAGAAACAAGTAGTGAGGGTTGTTGAGGATGAACTATAATGACAAATTATGGAAGGTGAAGCAGTTTATTGAAGAGAACTTTGACGACCCTGTTGAACTCACTATTGCACTAGGACTATCTGTAGAAGACTTCATTCAGCTATTACCAGATGTTCTAGTTGCAAACTACAATAAGTTTTTTGAAGCGTATGACGACACAGAAGAAGACACAGTTGAAGACGAGCCGTTCGACTTTGGAACTGGAGAAGATTGGGAAGAATAGGCGGCGTGAAGTTATTAATAACGAGCGTACTAAAGATTGGCAACGACAACTGAAAGAATATGAGCAAAACAAAACTTATTTGGAGTACACCGGAAGGTGAGGAACTGGTAGCTTACATGGCACGTGTAAGCAATCCAGAAAATCAAGACAATAAGGCGACTGCATCTAAGCTAATCAAATATCTTGTCAACCATAAACACTGGTCGCCTCTAGACATGGTGGATATGTGTGTTGAAATTGAAACTACACGAGACATTGCACGACAAGTGTTACGTCATCGCAGTTTCTATTTCCAAGAGTTTAGCCAGCGTTATGCTGAGGTCAGTCAATTTGAAACCAGTGATGCACGACTACAAGACACTAAGAATAGGCAGAATAGTTTGGAAACAGACGACAGTATGCTTAAGTCGTGGTGGGAATATCAGCAGAGCAAAATTATTAGCGAGTGTTATAGTGTTTATTCACAAGCATTGGAACGTGGCATTGCTAAAGAAGTTGCACGTAAGGTGTTGCCAGAAGGACTAACCATGAGCCGCATGTACATGAAGGGTACACTACGCAATTGGCTACATTACATTGATGTTCGCACTGACCCATCTACTCAGAAAGAACATCGTGAGTTAGCTGAGCAATGCAAAACCATTCTGCTACAATGCTATCCATCTATGGAGATGATATGGACAAAGTAAAACCAGTAGTATATTTCCTAGGGCAACCTAGGTGGGATACAGAAATGTTTCCCGGCGCTGAAGTTGCACATGTATTTACACTAGATCATTATGTGTGGGGGCGAGAAGCTGTACGTACTAGTAGGGTAGTTAAAAAGAATGACGACGGCAGTTTTGAAACACTGAACACACGCTATGTTCCGTACAAAGATGAATAAAGAAGACATCAAGGAGTTTCTGAAATGAGTGGAGATCACAACGCCTATCAAAAGTGGCGTGAAAAAGAAGCTTATGTTGTGCCAATGACACCTGAAGGTGTTAAAAGTTCGCAAGAGAGGTGGCGAGGCTTTAATCAGGGTTATAAACAAGCCATAAAAGACTGTGTTGCTTTGTTAATGATTCAGCATGAAGCAGCAAACGGAGTACACAACTATTGGAAAGTTGCTGCAAATTTAATCCAAGCAGACTTAGCGAGTGACACATGAGTTGGATATTGACTGGTTTTGTTTCAGAGATGGGAAACCTTGTTCAGCATATAGTACCCACAGATGATCTGTATGAGCATGAATTACTTCCCACTTGTTGGTGCTGTCCTCAGATTGACGCTAAAGATTTTTTAGCCATTCACAACTCTGCAGATGAGCGAGAAAAGTTTGAAAGAGGTGAAAGGAAGCCATCGTGACAGTAGAACATTTGATCGTAGGTGCTACAGGTATTGGCTATCTCATCGTAGGTGTGCTACAATGGCTCAAAGGCGAGACTGCTAACGGCATGATATGGACAGGTTATGCCTTTGCACAAGTTGGTTTATGGTTAAACATTAAATGAGGAACACATGATTAATGAGCACGACATTGCAGACATGAAAGCTTTGTATGAACTGGAATATGGACAACATTTTAAACTTGCGCCGCAAGATGTTATTAGTGTACCTCCGGATAGTGAGGAATTTACAACTGGTGATGTATTCAAATTCTTGGGCATTGATGGAATGTACAGCAAATCTACTGACAGCAACGGCACTCGTCACTATTTCGCTGCTTGGACAAAAGTAATTCCGTGGGTGGTGTAACATGGCAATGATTGATGTTGGTGGTATAAAAGAAGAGTCTATTCAATATCGAGTAGAAGCTATCACAGCAATTATGAACCATGTAGCAGGAGATAGTGTTAAAGTGGCAGCACTACAAGCACTGGCTACAATGCTACAAGTTGGAAATACAACAATCTCAGATTGTACGTTTAATGCTGGTGATAGCGGTGGCCTCAAGTATCCGTAACGATGGGGAATGGACAGAAGGACGCTATCGAAGTTTCATTACTAGTACGCTACGTGGTGGAATGCGTAGATGGCCTCCTAAATGGAAAGCCCTCAAGGAAGCTGAAGTAGGTAGGAAGACAAACAAGAAGACAGGTAAGCTAGCAATGCACTACAAGTGCGCTAGCTGTGGTGAAGAGTTTACCTCCAAGGATGTTGAAGTAGATCATAAAGAACCAGTGGTTGAACTCACTGGTTTTGTTTCTTGGGATGTGTACATTGACCGTCTATTCTGTGAGAAATCTAACCTGCAAATATTGTGTAAGAGTTGCCACAAGGTAAAGACAAAGGAAGAAAAGAATGACGCTAAGCGAATATCAACAACTGGTGAAACAGTTTCTACTACCAGAGTCAAACAACCGAGAGTATCTGGTGTACGGTCTGGGAGCAGAAGCGGGGGAGGTACTGGACGTATTCGCAAAAGCAGTAAGGGACAAACAAGGACAAGTCCCGCTAGAGCCGCTAAAAAAAGAGCTAGGTGATGTGCTGTTCTTTGTAGCCATGCTTGCTGAGAAATACGGTATGTCCCTAGACGATGTTGCTATTAGTAATGTCAACAAACTGCGTAGCCGTAAGGAGCGTGGTGTTATTCAAGGAAGTGGTGATGAACGCTGAAGTGAATGAAGAGGAAGCATGGTTGCATCATGTAATTAAAGACTTTGATTACGTTGTGTGCAGTGGTAAATATGGGCCGTTGTTTTATGACTTGCTATCTGACCAAGCTAAGCTAGTGTTAAACAACATGTACAACTTAGAACAGAGAGGATGGGAAATCTCATGTCCATCGCAATCAGACTCTTGGCAGGTTTCACAGTAGGTTTTGAAGTAACACCTGCACCGGGTGTTTATTTCACTTTATATCTCGGCATTGCCGAAGTTGCATTTTATAACGAAGAGGAATTAGAAGATGAGTGAATTAGGTCTATACGAATCATTTATTGCTAAGAGCCGCTACTCACGTTTTCTTGATGACAAGAACCGTCGTGAACATTGGCCTGAAACTGTAGAGCGTTACATGAATTTCATTGACAAACATCTACAGAAGAAACACAGCTATGCTATGGCTATGGACTTGAAGAATGAGTTGTACAATGCCATTCTAAATCGTGAAGTCATGCCATCTATGCGAGCAGTTATGACTGCTGGTGAGGCACTAGAGCGTGACAACACTGCTGGCTACAACTGTAGCTACCTACCTGTAGACGATGTTAAATCCTTTGATGAAGCCATGTACATCCTGCTATGTGGCACTGGTGTTGGTTTCTCAGTAGAGAGTAAATATGTCAACAAGCTACCTGAAGTCCCTGCAAAGATGTTTACTAGCGACACTACTATTGTTGTGGCTGACAGCAAAGCAGGTTGGGCCAAAGCCCTACGTCAACTCATTGCCCTACTGTATTCAGGGGAAGTACCGAAATGGGACGTTAGCAAAGTCCGTCCGGCAGGGGCACGCCTTAAGACGTTTGGTGGTCGAGCTAGCGGCCCTAAACCCCTCACTGAACTCTTTGAATTTGTTACTAATAAATTTAAAGGTGCGTCAGGTCGGAAACTTACCAGCTTGGAATGCCATGACATTATGTGTAAGATTGGCGAGGTCGTGGTTGTTGGTGGGGTACGTCGGTCAGCGATGATTAGTTTGAGTGACTTAAGTGATGATAGGATGCGACATGCCAAAGCTGGTCAGTGGTGGGAGCGAGAAAGCCAACGAGCACTTGCAAACAATAGTGCAAGCTATAATGAACGACCCTCAGTTGGGGAATTTATGTCAGAGTGGTTGGCGCTGTATCAGTCATACTCTGGCGAGCGCGGCATCTTCTCACGAGAAGCAGCTAAATCTACAGTTGCAAAACACGGAAGGCGAGACAGCAGCTATGATTTTGGGACTAATCCATGCTCCGAAATCATCTTACGTCCGTATCAGTTTTGTAACCTTACGGAAGTTGTCGCCCGAGACAATGATAATGGAGAAAGTCTACAGCGAAAAGTTAGACTGGCCTCTATCCTTGGCACTTTCCAGTCTACTCTTACAGAATTCCCTTATCTAAGGAAAGTATGGCAGAAGAATACTGAAGAAGAACGCCTACTTGGTGTATCCATTACGGGCATCCTAGACTGCCCCATTTTGAACAACGTAAACGACGATGGTCTGTCATCACGCTTAGAAGAGCTACGTGACTTGGCTGTTGTTACTAATAAGGATTTTGCTAATGCACTCGGAATTCCTCAATCGGCTGCTGTTACGTGTGTTAAACCTTCTGGTACCGTTTCTCAACTTGTTGATTCTGCCAGTGGCATTCATGCTCGTCACAGCAATTACTACATTCGCCGTGTGCGGAATGATAACAAAGACCCTATTACTGCCTTTCTACAGTCTCAAGGAGTACCTTCAGAACCGGAACACCTAAAGCCACATGACACCACTGTGTTTAGCTTTCCAATGAAGAGTCCTGATGGATGTATTACTCGTGATGAGTTGGACAGCTTCACACATCTAAAGCTATGGCTAACCTATCAACGTCACTGGTGTGAGCATAAACCCTCCATCACTGTGTATGTTAAAGAGAAGGATTGGCCTTCTGTAGGTGCATGGGTGTGGGAACACTTTGATGAGATTAGTGGTATTAGTTTCCTACCTTGGGATGGTGGTACTTATAAGCAAGCACCCTATGAGGAGATTGATAAAGCTACTTATGATAAGCTAGCAGCTACAATGCCTAAAGCTATTGATTGGGAACAGTTTGTTGAGTTTGACGACAACGTTGAAGGTGCTCAGCAACTGGCATGTGTAAGCGGTTCGTGCGATGTATAAGGAGATTAAAATGAATTTTGGACACGCTATTGATTTGTTAAAACAAGGTAGTAAAGTTGCTCGTGAGGGGTGGAACGGAAAAGGGCTGTGGTTAGAACTACAGGTTCCAGATAAGTATAGCAAGATGACCTTACCTTACGTGTACATTAACTATCCATCGGATGCTGTAAATACACCAAACGCTAGAGTACCGTGGCTTGCTAGCCAAACCGACATGCTTGCTGAAGATTGGTTCGAGGTGTGATGTGCGTACACTAGTTGTATATACAAAAGATAATTGTCCTAACTGCGATGTTCTTAAGGCACGACTAAAGCGTGAAGAGGAAGCATATGTAGAAGTCAACATTGGTAAAGACATTACTCGTGAGGATTTTCTAGCCCTCTATCCTAATGTACGTGCAGTGCCGCACATGGTGTTTGAAGACCGTGGCGAGTGAGGATGAGTTACTAATAACTAAAGCGTTAGCAGGGGATAGCAAGAGCTATTCCTTGCTATTTGCTAAGTATTGGAAGCGAGTGTATATGTTTCTTAGGAAGCGTGTACATGACAACCACACAGCAGAAGAACTTACTCAGGATGTATTTGTGTCAGCATTCAAATATCTGCACACATACAAGAAAGAGTTAAGTGGATTCTATACTTGGCTATGTACAATTGCCATCAACACGGCCTCTAAACGGCCCTACAAGGCGTTTAATTTAGAAGTCGAGGGGGTGACTAGTGTGACACCTGAAACCCTGTTTGAAAGCAATCAAACACTTAGTCTTCTTATGAACGACTTGTTTAAGTTGCCATATAAACAACAACGTGCAGTATGGCTAAAACTATATGAGGGATTGTGTTATACTGAGGTTGGCAACTTGCTAGGTGTAAGTCCCGGCTACGCAAAGAAGCTGGTACACACTGCAAAGAAACGTTTAAGGAGCATTAATGACGAACGACGAAAGCTATCGGATGATGGAGGCGCTAAGGCGCTATGTGCGTCTGAAAGTGTATGAAACTGACAAGACAATGGAAATAGTGTTGCAATTCCGTACAGAAGACGGTAAAGTTCATCAACTGTGTAACAGTTTTATGGAGAAACCAAATGGAAATTGAAGTGATGGAAGAGCATGAAGATGGATCAGCAACCGTTATGTTGCGAGACATCGAACCACGTATGATGCAACTCCTATTGCAAGAAGGACTCATCTCTTTGCTAACTAAAGAGATTGAAAAGGCAGAAGCAGAGAAGCGTATTCCAGCGTTGTTTAAGGAGAAAGTTGAATGAAGTATGAAGAAGTAATGGCAGCGCAGTACGGTGGCAATCATTACAAAGAACGTGCTATTCAACCTTGGGAAGTATGGGAGGCGTATGATATGAATGGGTGGGAAGCAAGTGCCCTAAAATATTTGCTACGCTATAAAGATAAGGGTAAACCTTTAGAAGACCTACATAAGTGTCTACATAACATTCAATATCTCATTGCTAAAGAAGAAAGGAAACAAAATGTACAAAATCAAACGAATCAAGGGCGGGATGCCAAAATCTTTGAAGCAGTTGTTCAGCAACTACAACGAAGCACGGAGTGCCCTACGCAAGTATATGCGGAAGCAGGGACAATTCCGCAGGGGTGAACACCCTACCATGCTTGTAATGCAAAGCTTTGGTTTCATTATTAGTAAGGCTTAAAAAAGAAGGGGGCTTAATTGCCCCCTTTGTCATTCCCCAATTTTCTTCTGTAACAACCCGTATACTTGCGCTACTGTACGAGGTTTTTTAGTTTTTGAGTCATAGAATATAGACTTATTAGCTTTATACTGGTCTGGAGTAACCACATCCTTTGCTAGTTTCTTAGGCGCAGCACTAAGGAATTTCTTAGCACCAGATACACCCAAGAAATGAGCAGCGTATAAATCAGTGTCTGTAGGATCAGTACCTAAGTGTTGTTTAAGTTGTTTCTTATTGTCTTCAGTAAACTTCTCTACAACAAGTTTAGATTTAGCAGGGTCAAACCTATCATCTAGCTTCAATCCCAATCCATACTTCTTGTTATATTCTTTCCAAGTACCCTCAGTAAATTGATATAGGCCAGCGGCGCTACTAGTAGCAGCTTTAGCTTCAGCCTTACCACTGCTTTCAGCCATAGCTAGGCGTTGATAGTAGTCTGGCTTAGCAGGCTCTGGTGCAGGAGCAGGGGTAGTAGAAGCAACTTGTTGTGTTTGTTGCTGTCCCATACCAATGAATTTTTGAAAGTCTTCCCAAATACTCATATTACTGCCCAATAACATCAACACCGTCAGCTTCAAGCTGAGATACAGCATCGTCAATACTCATCTTTCTTTCTGCTGCAAACCTAGCTACGTCAGCCATATTTGCAGTGCGCTTACCAGAAGGTTGTTGAGTAGCCGCCTGTACAAACTCTTGTGTACGCCCCTCACTTACAGTTTTACCTTTAGTAAATGCAGAGATAAATTCTTTTCGTAGTTCTTGTGTAGACATACCTGTTACATCAGCTTGAACACGTAGCATCTCGTCAATGGCAGATAAAGCATTGTTCACTGCTGAAGGTTGGTTAGCTACACGAACATAGTTGTCATAAGAACGGCGTTCAGTAGGTGTAAGATTTGCACGAGGTACACGATTAGCTACAACACGTAGTGGAGCATTACCAGTAACATCTGCAAACACAACTTTAGATGCGTTAACATCCAGTCCGGGAACACCTTGTACAAACGCTTTTACATACTCGTCATAAAACTGCTTAGCTTTATCGCCGTGAGCCTGCGTACCATAGATGTATTGGTTAGCAGCCACTTTAACTTGTTCTGCTACAGCTTGCTTATCTGTAGGAGATAGGCTACCAAGAACAGCTTTAGTTGCAACTTGACCAGTCTTCAAATATTGTTCAGCATTAGCTGGTTGTTGGAATGCAGATACAACATAGTCAGCTACATCCTGTACCTTATTCTCAGACATCCCACCTTGGGCTAAATCTACAATCTTCTGTTGTTTTTGTTTATGTGTAGTTAACGAGGCAGTAGCATCTTGTTTATTTGCAGGAATAGCAGCAACAGGAGTTTCCTTATATTTATTCATACTACCCATTAGTTTCACAAACTCATCTGTAGATACACCAGACAAGATTTGTTCACGTACACGGTTAGCATGGTCAATGATTGAGGCAGCACGAGGGTAACGAGCACGAGCATCGTTGTATCCTTTGCTATCACCCGACATACCTAGCTGAGCTACAATCTCTGCTGGAATTCCTAGACTTCTCACCATAGTGTCTACAATGTTTAAACGACGCTGTAGTTCAGTTTCTCTATCGTCCTTAGTAGCAATACCAACTAGGAAGCTAGTAGGATTCTTAGTATAAAATTCACGCTGAGAAGTGTACCAATCGTTAAGAACGCCCATAGCAGTTTTAACTTTATCTGCATCAGCAGGGGTGCTACGTGCTTTAAGATTTAGTTCATTAACAGCAGTGTTATATTGTGTATCTAATAGCTGCAACACCTCAGTCCCTGCTTTATCTACAATAGCTTTATATTGAGCACTGTTCTTAATAGCGTCAGGAATACTACCAGAAGCAATTTGAGCACGAGTAATACCTAGTGCTGATAATTGTGCATAAGTAGATGCGTTCTTAGCAATTAAATCACTTTGAAATCCAGCAACAGTAATATTAGAAAAATTAAGAATATTATTTCCACCAAGTTCCAAAGCTTGTTTAGCATTTTCTTTAGATGTACCAGCAGCAACAGAGGCATTAGCCAACTCCATACGTAGGCTAGGGTCTACAGCATTAAACTCTGCAAGGGCTTGTGTTTGACTTACACCACCTTTAATACGGTCAGCAACATATGCTTTTTGTAATTCACCTTGAATTTGCTCTTGACGCTTAGCTTGTTCTGCACTTTGTTTTTCAATAAAGTTTACATCCTCATACAGCTTAGCTACAGAGTACATATCCAAGCCACGCTTACCTGTAACTTGTTCAGACACACTGCGAAATTCATCAGCAAGCATAGGATGCTCTGCAATGTATTTCTTTAGCATTGTTTCAGAACGTAGCATAAACTCATTGTAGCGACTAGGCATAGAATCTCTAGCTGCTGCAATGCGCTGCTGTTCAGAACGATAGCGAGATACAATCTCATTCTCTTGTTTAGTGCCAAATGCCTGTGCTAGTGTCTTAGCTTCTTCAGGATCAGAGCCAGTTAGAAGAGATGCTGCACGATATTCATCTACAAGATTAGGTATGTTATTACGTTCTTGTTGAAAAATAGTTTTAGCTGTAATATCAGCCGCCTTAACCTCATCCATTTCTTTCTGAAGTTGACTGACACCAGCTTGTAGTTCACCCCGTAAAGCTTCTGTCTGTGTAGTTTTATAAATATCTAGGCCAGCTTGTGCAACACCCTTAATGGCTGTAGCAATACCCTGAGCTTGCATCTGCATTCCCCTAGCAAGTGTAGAGGGATCAGCCATAGCTGGTTCAATACTGCGAGTAATGTCTTGACGGTATGTTGCCATTTATTCTTCTCCGAATGGGCTTGTTACTAGTAAACGATTTTTGTGTGAGGACATTTGTGTTGCCCACTTAGCAAATGCTTCTCTACCTACTGTGTCGTAAGAAGTCGTGTCTTTAATGAGTCGTTTAATGAATTGTCTATCTGATTCAGGTAGAGGTGCCATAACTGCTTCAGCAGCAGAATAGTTTTGTTTCATACCTTCAGTGTCGCCATTTAGATAGGCTTTACGAGCGAGACCTTCTAAGCGCATAACACTATCAGCATATTTCTGCATGGTCTTTGCATATGCTTGTTTAGATGCAAACACTGTACCACTTTCATATGCTTCAGTGCTTTGGAAACCTAGTCCTTGTGCAATGAGTTCTGTCCAAGATAGGTTTGCTAGTGGATCACCACGTTTATTAAGCACCATGCCATTAGCATGATAGGCCCAATATGCCTTGTCAATGTTACGCCATGAAGATGCCATTGTTGCACCAGCAGCCGATAACGTTGAAGCAAAATCTCCTAGTGTCCACTCGTCTTTGTAGCGATAGTCTAGGAAAATTTCAGGTAGTTCTAGAATGGCTGTTAGTGTTGATCCAGTTGGGCCAGCTAACTTCTTAACGTCTACCTTCTCACCCTTAAACAAATCAAATATTGCATCGCCTAAATCTTCGTACCACTGAATAGACGATAGACGGCTACCTAAAGCAATGTTTGTACGCTCACCTGTTAATAGTTCACCAACAGTTGAAATGATACCCGCAAGAGCACCTTGAGTTAGATATTGTTTTTGAGTCTCACTAAGTTCACCATTCATCTTATCGCCTAGCCATTCTTCAATGAAGTCTGGTGTAGCGTTATTAGTAATACCATATAGTAGGTAGCTACCTAGTGTCAAACGTACAGCATCTGCTGTGCTTAGTGATGGTGACTTTTTACCTACCAATGCACCAGTCTGTGCAATGAGGTTAGTGCCCAAACGGATGTTATGTTGTAAGAACTGTAAAGGAATACCTAGAACACCTTTAGAGATACGAGCATCATTAGCTCGTGTCATGTTCATTGTCAAATCATCTGCACGTTGTACAATGGTTTGTAGTGCAGCATCAGTGTTCCATGCTACACCGGGATTAGCTTCCATAAACTCACGACGAGCAATGTCAAATGCACCAACACGGTTAATCTCTTCACCTTTGTTGAAGAACATCATCTGTGCTTGGTTAAATTTAGCACTACGTTTAGCAAAGATGTTTAGAGCACCATCAGCACCGTTGTAGGTGGAGGATGCACCAATGTTATCTAGCAAGCCAACACGTTTAATGGCTTCAGCTACATCAGCAAACTCATTTGCATCCATCCCCATTTTCTTAGCAATTCCAGAACTCTTGTGAACAAACTTCCATACAGAAGGATTATCCGAAGTCATGGCAGCAAGAATAGGACGAATAGAGAATGCAGCTTTAAGCCCATGTTTAGGACTCATAGATGCAGCCAACAACATACCTGAAGACTGCACGATAAGCTGTGCTGGAGAGAATAGTCCAAGCATCAGTGTGGAGTTAGCACCCTTGGCCCAATTGATTAGATCGGTACGGCGTAGCCACTGACCAACATGTGAGAAGCCGGGAACGTTAATGTTACTAGTAAGGTTGTTAACAGCGTGTTGAATCAGCTTTTCATCAATACTCTTAACACCTAACTGAGTAAGAATAAAGTCTTTTGTAGCTAGCATCTGCTTAGCTTTACTATCAGAGAGAGCATAACCACTAACGTTGTTTACCACATTAAAGAACACTTGTTCAGCACTTTTAGCGTTAGCTTTATCAATGTCTGAAATAGTGTCTTCAAAGGTGTTATACCAACGTTCAATGGAGTTTCTACGCCACTCGTTAAGTGCAGCAAATCTAGCTGTGTTGCTAATCTCAGCTTCAAGACTTTGTAGTGGGCCAAGTGTTTCTAGACGTGTGCTACCTGTGCTAATAGATTTAATACCAGCTTCAGTACGGCCTGACCAGAATACACGGCCTTGTTCACCTTCCATAGAGCCAATGCCTGTTACATCACGGAAGAAGTTATCTTCAATACGTGTGTAGTTAAACACAGCTTTAGCTCCATCAAACTCACCGTTATTAATACGCTGTGCTAACTCAGCAGCATCGGTCTCATAAGACGTTAAGAAACGAGACACATCTTCAGCTTTAACTACATTACCAGCCCTACGGAATTCTAGTAAGTCATTAAACCCTTTAACATATTGAGAAGCATTATTTTCTGATACAGCAGTGCGGAATGCGTAAGACACATCCTGTAGCTCGTCATCAATGAGTTGCTGCCCTTTAATCTTGATAAAGTATTCTTCAGTATAAATGCGACTATACGCACCGTCTACACGGCCTACAACAGAAGTAATGTCTCCTGTCTTAACCTGAGAAGGTGGCACAGCAATACGAGTAATAGAGCCTTTACGACCCTCTACTGTTTGTGCTTTAGCATATTCAAATACTTGTAGACCACGAGCATCGAACTCTTTAGCTTTATCTTCAGTGAGAGTTACATACTTTTTATTTTCTACATCATATACTTTTCGGCCTGTTACTTCAGCAAGTGTTTTACTCTTAGCAGGGCCACTAAACACACCATCATCACCCATACCAACAAACACGCTGATATACCCTTTAGCAATAAAAGCATTAGCTGCTTCTTTATTCTTTAGGTAATATTCAACGTTCCGCATTGTACGGAAAGCGTAATAGGCTTCAATCTCTTCATCTTTACGTAAACCAGCAGTTGCTAGCTCAACAAGATTCATGTCTCGCTTTAGTGTCTCTGTCTGCACTAAAGCAGCATTAACCATATCAATTTGCTTAGCATCTAGTTTGTCAAAACTAGCCTTAATAAAGTCACTCTGTACCTTACCGTAGCGTGTACGCTTGTACATTGAAAGCAAAGCAGGACTATAAATGGAATTAACTGACGCTAGGCGAGGATTAATCTTACCTAGAGTTAGGTGCATCTGGTCTAGTTCTTCTTGGCTAATCTTACCAATGTCAGCAGTGTATACAGGCATGTCTGCCTTCTGACGCAGGTAGTAACCTGTAGGAGCAGTAGATGCTTCAATGTCTGCTGTAACACGTGCAGCTACAGCCGACTCTAGAGAAGCTAGGTCAGCATCAAGTTTAGCGTTAGGTAGGTAAGGCTTAATAACACGATTAACATCCAACATAGACGTTAGCGCACCTTGACCACCAATGTCAATTTGACGTGGTAGTGTGATGCGTAGTCCTTGCTTAGTCATCTCTTCGTTAAGACCAAACCACTCAGATAGAGCAGTGTCTTTATTACCAAATCCAAGAAGCTGTTTAAATGTCTGCCATAGTTCAGTTAGTAACGTAGTATTTTTATATTTAATACTATCTAAAAATGCTGCTACTTTAGGTAGTTGATTAATTGACCAAAGACCAGCAGTTGCAAACTCTTCTGTGTTTTTAGTTAAATATTCCAAATATCCTTTAAGTTCTTTATCTTTAACTTTAGTAATTTCTTTAATTACAGCTTCACGTAGATTATCCATTTTAGTAGTAATTTTACCTAACTCACTACTGGGATTTAATTTACCGTATTTAATTTTATGACTAGTAACAGCATGAATAAGCTCATGACTAAATACGTTACTATCCTTATTGCCCCGATACATTAGCAGCGTATCTGTAGCAGGGTTATATGATGCCCGACCATCACCAATGTTTACAACTACCCTAGTTTCTTTAGGTAGTAGTTTAATAATTTTATCAATTACAAATTGTTCTGGTTGAGTAGCTGTCTCACGTACTGCTGTCCACGCATCCTCAACATTTCGAGTACGACGAGGGTATACTCCAGCTTTACTAGCTTCTGGTAGTTTACCACTAGGCATTACTAGTAGTGGTAGTTGCTTTTCCATGTTAGCAACTGTACCTGCATTACTCATACGAGGTGCAAAATTAGCTTCTTGAATTTTATTGCTAAGTTCTGCAATGCGAGTATCTAACTCATTAATAGCAGCTTTAATTTCTGTTTCTTTACCAAGTACAGGTACTACTTCTAACTCACCACGTTTAATGTCTTTATAATAGGCGAGTGCTTCTTCAGCCGTAGCAAATGGTCTACCACCACTATCACCGTAAGTAACGTCAATAGATAGTCTACCTTGTTCGGGTAGAGCAGTTACTTTACTAGCTACAATAGATGAATTATTTTCTTTAGAATAAATTTGTTCTAGACGCATCTTAGTTGCAAGCACTTCTTCAGGCTTAGCACCACCACTATATAGTGTAGCATCTAAGTCTTTTAGAGTTGCGTCTAGACGTTTACGTAGGTTATCTTGCACACCAGAAGATGCACCATCTAACTCTTTAGACAATAGGGTTTTGGCGCTAATAGAGCCTTCTAGAGCGTCTTTTGGAGATACGTTAAGGGCAGACTTACCATCTGTAAGTTGATCGGCTATTTCCTTAGCTACTGTTTCTTCAGCCCCTACTTTACGAGCAAGGTTAATTGCTTTAGTAGTCCCCATTACAGCACGTAATGAACCACCTAAGAATGAACCAATAGATAGTAGGTCTAAAGACGAAAACACAGCATCTACCGTAGTAGAACTGCTATAACCATTTAATGCTGCTTCAAAGAAGCGGCGAGTGTTTGCTTCACCGATTACAGGAGCTAGGCGTTTAGATAAAGAGTTAATTACTTTAGGTCTGTCATCAGGAGAAACAATTGTTAGTGTTTCTAGCAGTGCATTAACACCCGACTCAAAAGAGTATGCTCGATTGCCAGTGTAACCAATCTTTTCAATTTCTTCGTTAAGAATAGGGGTAAGACGACCTACATCTGCTACAGATTGTAAACCACTAAAACTCATTGCTAGTTGTGCGCCATCACTACGACCAGTAAGACTAGCAGCAGCAACTTCCAATGCAGTACGTGTAGCAACATTATCTTTGTATAGTTGAGCAAGCCTAATAACTTCATCTTTAGGTTTACCCATTGAAATACTAATGCGCTCTAATGCTTCTTCAGAACTATCTTGCACATCATCATAGAATGATTCTGGCTTAACAATTTCAGCCTCTGCAATAGCTTTAAAGCCTGCTTCTACGGCAGGCGCATTATTAGTCTTAGCTAGTTCTAGTGTTGCATTCTTAAGAATTTGTAAATTATCTTGACGGACAAGTTTAGCACGTTCAGCCGCTACATAAGCAGGGCCTAGCGTAGCAGTTTCTTTCAGAACATCGTTAACTCTTCCACTATCAGCGCCATACAACACAGCTAGTGTGTGGTTTGCTACAGGAACGGATGCGTAGTCTTTTTGTTCTGTTGTTTCGTAGATGTTAAACTCTTCCATCTTATTCCTTGGTTACTTTTTACGTAAAGCACTTGCTACATCGCCTACTGCGCCAAAAATAGTAGCCGTAGATTGCCACTGAGCAGCATCTGCTGCTGCACTGGTAATTGCTGTGTTTTCTTTAGCCACATCAGCCATATAACTTACATTACTGGCTAATTGAGCACCAACACTAGATGTACCACCAGCTAGAGCACTACCACCCATACCACCTGTTTGAGCAGCTACGTTAGTCATAGACGCTTGGGCAAGTCGAGCTTCACGAATTTGTTGTCGAACAGAACGAACGTTTTGAATTTCCGCACGACGTTGTTCAGCTTCATATTGTCGTTGTGTAGCTTTTCCTGCTTGATAACTACTGTAAGCAGAAGCACCTGCTGTTCCCACTGCAATATACCCTAAAGTTACTGGATCACACATTATAATTCCTTCACCATGATTAAGTCAGTTTCTGTTTCAGTGTGTTCTTTAAATCCAAGTCGTTTTTGAAACACTCGTACACTATCGTGTTCTTTTTTAATTTGCGTAAATACTTTATCATATCCTTCTTCACGCAATGCTTGTAACGTAGCAGCCCAGTTATCAAATGTATCTTTATAAGATGATTTTGTAAATGTACGCAACTCACCGTATACAATAGCAACATCATCTCTAAAATCTAAATAAAGTGTGCAAGCACTGTTATCAATAATTTTAAACATTGGTAGCTCCTACGAATGTTCCTGTCCAACCTACAATCTTCATATCTTTACCAGCTTGTGCTGTATATTTGAATTGTACAGCTTTACCTCTGCCACGTAATTTATTCTTACTAATAACTAGTGGATAACCATCATCAAATGTGTCTTCACCACTAGCAAAGAATGGGCGTAACTGTCGATAGACTTGTACTTCATCAGCCCACTTACCGGGATAACCATTGTCAGTGAAGTCCCACCTACTTTGCATTAGACAACCACTCTGATTTAGAGGAATAGCGTCCTCATCAAATGCAGTTTCAGTGCGCTTCATAAACACTGTCAAATATTGTCCAGTCTTAGAACGAGCAGGGCCATTACCACCCATGTTATAGCCAGTAATAAAATATGCTGGCATTTCAACACCAGTGTTACTATAGCTATACCAGTCTTTAAACTTAGTAGTGTTCTCACGATCATTAACAAAGTCTGCAAATGTTAATGAGTAGTTGTTACTGGTAACTGGATGTAGACAAACAATCTTGTACACCTTCTCAGTGCCCCGAATAGTTGGGATAGTTGCTACAACATCATCAGTAGATGCAATAACATCGTCACTACCAGCAATAACTTCATAAATTTCACCAGCACTCACTGTCTCTTTAGTAGTCTCAATTGAAACAGGAATAACACCAGTTGTGGTGTCTAGGCTAAACCAATACCATGCATTAAGGCGTAGATCGAGGGCCAACACAGTGTTTTTATTGAATCTACCAACGCTGGTAGAAGTGCTGTCTGTGTTTGAATATAGCCAATAAATTGTTTTGTTAGTAGCATTGTAGGAACCCTCAGCGTATAGTTTGCCAAGAACAGGAATGTCTTGATAGAATGTTTTAATAGCTTGATCGCTAGTATTCTTAGCACTATACTCTACAGAGTTAGTAGCTTGTACTACATAAATACCAGACGTACTCCAGTAGAGTAAAGTATCTTCAACTTGCACTACACTCTTACTGCCTACACAACCCACAGTTGATACACGCTCTACTGAATAACTAGCGGCAGTGAACCCTTGGTCAATGCCTGAAATAAACCATACACCGTTAGTAGCTAGCACCATAATGCCACGACCTAGTGGCTGTAGTCCTACAATTTCACCAGCTTCAGGAATCTCAATGGTGCCACCATCATCGTCTTCTAAGTCACTTAATACTTCAGATGTTGGGTCATTAGTTTGATAGCACTTACCTACTTTAGTGAATTCATCTAACACTTGGCTAAAGAACACAGTACCTAGCAAATCAGAACTAGGCATACCTGCATACCATGCCCTACCTGCAAAGAATGCACACTGCTTAGGAGAATATGTTACATCAGCTAGTGGGTCAATAACGTAATGCCCTTTAGGAGCCGGGGAGTTACCAAAGTCTTGTTTGTTTAAAAATGATGCGTCAAAATTATCGCTAGTATCTTTACCATAAATCCAACTCTTTGTGTTAGCTGGATATTTACCATCTTCTACATCAAGAGAACCGCCGTTAGCTGTGCGGTAGGCATCAATCTTTTCATCAGTCCAACCTTGGTTATATAGATTGTACTTAACATCTGCAATGTCAATACCTAGTGCCATCCACTCTGCACCAGTATATTCTGCATCAACAGGAATAATGTTACCACTGCTATCTACTAGGGGCTTACCTTTAAAGTTACGAATTTCTAAAGCAATGGCAGACACACTAATGGTGTCTGTAGATGCGTTGTATGTAATTACAATTGGCTTAGTATTCTGGCTAGTTACAATGAGTTTACCGTAGGTAGGAGCATAACTACATGCAGCAGTACCTTCAATTTCAGTGTTACCAGTTGCTTTATAGCTGTTTAGATTTACTGTAAATGATTTTTTATTAGAGCTAACACTACCTGTAGCAGCTTCGTAGAAATGTAAAATAGGCCCAGTCTGAACTACAAAGAAATCAAGGTTGCCATTACCAGCAACCGTGTTCCATAGTCCAGACGTAAAGGCCCATAAGTCTTTATTGTCGCTACTAATAGCACTAGCATACAAGGAATAACTATCTTCATAGTCTAACCCTGTACGGCGTTCAACTGTACCGTCTACTTGCGGTACTACGTTAACACCTTCTTTCCAACTATTTTCAGGTGTAATAAAATAGCCGCCCTCAGTATTGAGGCCACCTACAAAAGTAAACGCATCTTTTACTGAGGCTTGAACTGCCATTATTTCCCCTTAAACTGTAGCTTCTTCTACATCAATATTTCGTTGTTTTGCAACTGCTAGGATTCGTTCTTTACGTGTAAACAAACCTTTTAGTTCATCAGGCACTTGACCTCGCATTGAGTATCGGCAACTATATAGTCCCATAGGAGTACGCTCAATGATGAGTTTATTAACAATGCCTTTTTCTTCTCGTTCTTCTTTTCTCTCTTTAGCAGCTTCTTTTTTAGCTAAAGATTTTTCCATTACTTTGTCATAAGATGATTTACTTGCGTCCATAATTCACCAATGTGTTATATTTAATTTCACCGTTTTCATTGCGCCATGCATCATTACGCATTGCCATACGGCCCCTTGTTGCTTTCCGTTCTTCACGAGCATTGCTTTGTTGTTTCAAGTTAACAAAGGCTTGACTCTTAGCTTCAGCTAGAAGAGTTGGAAAAAACTTTTCTGGAATGTTGGGTACAAACGTATCAATGTGGCTCCATGATGCTTGCTGTGTACCGTATACAACACTCTTAGAAGCTTGTAGCGTAGTATCTACAATACTGTTATAGCCATCAAACACAATGTATGTATCATCATAGCTAGTCCAATAAGTTGGGTCTTGATTGATAACATATCCACTACTATTGACAACACCAGTTTGTTCTACACGATTTGTAATGATGTCGTTAAATGTCTCTGGATCAACCCACTGCACTTCTTTCTTATTATACTTAATCCATTTAATCTTATTCCATGTGTCTGGAATTTTCATTTTAGTTGGATTACTAGTATCTCCCAGTGCTTGAAGAGCGCCTAGTGTAAATAGAAAAGGCCAGTCACGCTGGCTAAGTAGTTCAAAATAGGCTTCTTTAACAAGTTCTGCAACTTGTACAGCTTCTACAGTTTCATCAATAGAATCTACAGGATCAGAGTCTAGTGCAGATAGGATGTTTTGCACCATGTCTAGGAGTGTCATCTTAGCCATATATACTCCTTAACTTGGATCAACTAGTAGGCAACTTAGACTAGCTTCTTTAGGTGTAATGTTAGTACCAGAAGATGTACCATCGCCGCCAACATACATAGTAAGAACATCACCAGCAGCTAGAGTTACATATCCATTAGCAGCTAAGTGAATAGTGTCTACGTTATTAGTAGGTTTCTTAGCGTATACTTTACGAGTAGATGGAGTACCGTTTACAGCATAGTGAAAGTTATATGCTGCGCCACTAGAAATTGCAGCAGTTTCAAAAACAATCCAGAAGTCTAGTTGATATACACCTGCTTGAGTAATAGTGAATTGTCCGTTAGCAGCAGATGGCGTAATGTTCTGGTATCCATTGGCTGTCCATGCGCCAGTGGGATTTAACTTAGCTAAAGCACTAGATGCAGCTAAAGTTTGAGATGTGCTACTACCTGAAATGTATAAGTCACCGTATGCGTGACCAGCGACATATTGCCATACGCCACTACCACTACCATTTGCTACATATACTTTACCTGAAGCGGCTGAAGCAACTCCCTTTGGTTCATGTAGCTGACTATCTGGTAATGCGCTATGTTGCACTTGTGCCATTTATATCTCCAAAAGGGAAAAGAGGAAGAGGCTGAACTAGTCAGCCAACTCCCCCTTATTCAGTTACTTATAGGTAACGAACTACGATGGTAGCAGTACCGGCAGTGAATGTGCCAGTGAAGGCTACGTCTAGAGTATCAGCAGAAGCGTACACTTTGCCTAGACCACGGTTGGTAGCAGCATCACCAATTGCATATGCACCAGCAGCACGAATAGTAGCACCAGCAGTTAGGTTAGCAGTAGCACCTTGAGTAGCTGAAATCCAGCCATCAGCATCGCTACCATCACCTAGCTGTACGTCAGTACCACCAGCCCATGCAGTGCCTACTTTAAGAACTACGTCTAGAACTACAGCACCTGCGGGGATGTCAATGACAGCGCCAGAAGATTGATAGGTAATTGCTAGATGAGCTTCTTTTACAGCACCGTCGGTTTCATATACGCCAGCAACATTACGCTCAGGGTAGTTGGGGCCGAAACCAACAACTAGACCGTCAGCGTTAGTCCAAGTAGATTTACGAGTCATTTTATATTCCTTTCAGGAGGAGGGGACTAGCCCCTCCGACAAATTAGATGGTGGACTTAGAGATAACGCTTACTAGGCACTCAGGACGATAGAGCTTGAGACCAAAACGGGCGTTCATCACGTATTCGTCACGGCGTAGGTCTTTGTTGCGCTCGTATTCAACACGAGGCATTTGACGGTAGGCACCGACGAAAGGAGTTAGATCACCACCAACAGACATAAAGATGTTGGTAACAGGGCTAGCAGGTACAGACACGCTAGAGATAGAAGTGTCGGTAGGAGTAGCTAGGAAGTTAGAAACATAAACGTCAAAACCGAAAATGCTCTTAACAAAGCGCATACCAGTTACGTCGTTTACGAAACCACCATTAACAATACCACCGAAAGCAGGGTTGTTAGTGAAGGCTTGAGCACCAACTAGTTGGTTAAACACATACTCTTGTGAGGGGTCAATAATGGCTACACGAGTGCCGCCAGCGTTGGCCTTGTCTAGAGCATACTTAGCCTTAGCAAAGTCATCTAGAGATAGAGTGGTGTTGCTGTTACCAGAAGCTACGAAACGGTGAGCAGCGCCGTTAATGGAGTTGGCATCGTTAGCAGTTTGGGTGTTAGCTAGAGAGAAGACAGAGCCTTCTAGGTTCTCATCAAGAGCACGACGCATCTTGGTGGGGAACATACCGATTAGCTGTTGAGCGTAGTAAGAGTCTTGCTTAGCCTTATCAGTGATGTAGGTAGCAGCTTCTACGTAACGGTCAATGGTGAAGTTGAATTCACCAGTGTCGATGCTGTCATAAACCACAGGGGTTAGTTCAGCAGTCTCACGCATTGGTAGTTCACCAACTGAGGGGATGGTAAACTGGTTGCCATCAGGGAAGCCACTTAGCATACGAACATACTTAGTGCCCATTAGTTGTTCTTGTAGAACATCTTTTAGTTCAGCAGACCAGAGTTCTGCACGAACTAGGTTTTCATTAACCTTTGTATAATCCATTCCAGACATTTAATTCTCCTTAAGACCCAAAATATAGGGTCGGGTTTTTAGAAACAGTTTGTTGCAGCTTATATTGGAAATCTTGTGACCAGTAGAGAGTAGGATTATCTTTGCGGACAGATGCTGCCCACTCTTTAGTGCCTTCAATCTTACTACGATCACCACCATTAGAAGCTACAGAAGTGGTGTTGAATGAGGATGTGTCCATGTGATTAGCTGGAGCAGGAACACCAGCAAACAAAGATACAAACTCATCTGGATCGGTAGCAGCTAGTTCCATAAGGATTTTGGCTTTTTCTGGAGTAGCAGCACGCTGCTTAAATACTTCAGTTGCTTTTTCACCAAATTTCTGTTTCATCAGAGCATCAGCTTTAAGCAAATTGCCATTCTTAGTTTCTAGTTGTTTACGACCCTCTAACGTCTTCTCTACAAGCTGTTGCACAACATCAGGGGTAATGCCCTGAGCAGGAGGATTGTCGGCCTCTGGTGCAGACCCTTGCTTCGACATACGCTCAAGAACTTCGTCAATGGTTTTAGCGGAAGCTACTTGCTCACGTAGTTTACGATTTTCCTCTTTCAAGGTTTCAATAAACTGGTCAGCATTGGTGTAGGCTTTAGCCAAATCCTCTGCGGTCTTGTATTTTTGTGTATCACCAACAAGTGCGGTGAACAAAGAGCTATCAGTTGTCGCTGAAGCAGGTGCGGCAGTGTTATTGTCTTCACCACCAAAAATTGTAGCATCGGTCATGCTTTTCTCCTAAAAATTGACAGCCTTATAGTAGGCTTATTGAAAAACGTTACCTTTTGGCTGTATCTGGTAACATTGAAATGATTAAATCAAATGCTTTAATTTGCCCTAAATTGAACGCCAATTTAGCGTAATGGTTAGGACAATCAAAATCATCTTTCTTTACACTATTAATATCTTCTTTCAATACTAATAATGTTTTGTATAAAGCTTCTAAAGTATAGCTACTATTATTCCAAGCTTTAATAAACTCTTCATTGCTACTATCTTTAGGTTTATTATTAAGTAATAGTTTATTCATTATATATAATATAGTTTATATATATTAATAATATATTTATATATAACTATTATTAATTATATACTATATATTACTAATATACTTATTATTATATTACATCATTGGCTGTTGATTGTCAACCCCTTCAGGCATGGGGCCTTCAGGACTCACTGCTGCCTCGGTTTGAATATCCTCGGCAACTTGGTTCATAAGTCGTTGTGTTTCAGCTTGTTCAAAAATCATAGCATTGTCTTGTACAATGCGGTAGTTTTGCCAACCTAGATTCTCTTCAAGTGCCTTAGCAATTGCTTTACCAGAGATGTGTGCAGCTACTGTTGGAATAGCTTGTACAGCCTGTACAGTTTGTGCCAACTCTTGTACAAATCTAGCTTGTTCAGCAAAATGACGAGCACCAATAGGATAGAGCTTGCCAGAGGCCATTAAATCGTCCTTGGTGACTTCAACGAAGCTTTCTGTACCGTAGTCCTCATCCACAGTCCGAATGCGCTCTACGCCCTCAAAATTACGAATGGCTTCAGCTAGCATACCATTGAGTAATGGTTCTAGAATGTTACGCTCAAACCAACTCACTTTAGATTGAAAAATACGACCAGCAGCATTCTCTAGACTCTGCACTTCATATTTAGTCTTTTCACCGGGAGTACGGATGCCCATAGCCTGCTTAGGAGCACCAGCTAGTTCTTCCATACGATTCATCAACTCGTTAATCTGTAGATCAGCCTGTAGTGCGGTAGCGTCAGGACGTAAAAACTCTAGATCACCCTCATCACCAACAAACACTGTAGCTCCGGGTTCATATTCAAATTCTTCTACCGTTGAACCTTTAACCTTCATTACTGGATAGGCAATAAGGTCAAACACATCAGCTTTAAGGTTTTCTAGATGGTCAATACGATATTGCATACCTACTAGTTGGTCTAGAGGCCCTTGTGCCCATAGGTTATCGGTACGTAAACGCCAGCCACAGTGGAACATGGGTTTGCTACCAGTCCACATAGGATTAGGTTGCTTACGTAGAATCCATTTGCGATCAATAACAGTGATTAGCTGGTTACGTAGTAGAGTTTTGGTATCTGGATCGTAAATGTCGCCCCAGAACTCTAATAGTTCAACCATATCGCTTTCTAGATATTCATCAGCACTACCAAATCCGTCAATAGCCATGTTCAATTCTTTCTTGAACTCAGGATCATCACGGTAGTTTTGACGGAAACTCATAGCCTTGTTAACCACAGCTTTACTGTAGTTTAGTGCAGGTTTAGTTTCAATGTCAGTGAGTAGGTCGCCAATCGATTTAAGCATACGACGAACTACAGGTGTCTTTTCAAACGTTTCAGCTAGTGGATTAAACACTAGGTCAGTAGGGTTAATGCGGTAGGCTTTAGGGCCAATATAACGCTGTACAACATTACCTGTATTGTCAGTAATTGTATCACGTACATAGTCATATGTAGCAACTACGTTGCCAAAATCTACGTAGTCATAAATTAGTTGAGAAACAAGAAGCTGGAAGTTAGACGCTTTTAGCTTCTGTTTCATGTAGTTGGTAATGGCATAACGCTTTTTAGCCAACTCTTTATCTTTATCAGAACTTTCCCAGAAAAACCAATTCTCAGATGGGAACAAAGCCGCCATGTAGTTAGCATGGAGGTTATCTCGAATCTGAGTTAGCTTAGGAGTAACTGTAGAGTTTTTCCAAGGTAGCTTACTATTACTAGTTTTACGTGTATCGGTAGCAAACAAATAATTGCGTAGTTCTTGCTGGTCATCTTTCCACACAGAACGTGCTTGATCCCAACGTGTCCACATGTCTGCAATTTTACTTGCTAACAAGTCATCTTTAAAACTTACTTGTACATTTTCGTTCATAGTTTCCTCTTAGTAGGCTAAATCTTTAGCTAAGTTACGTAGTTCATCTAAACCATACTCGCCCATAGCACAATTTAAAATGTAAACTACTAGACGAACGTTACCTTTTGTGTAACCTTTTGATGGAACTATGCGATCAATAGACGGTGCATTTATATTCACACTATGTTCAGTAGACTTTTCTAAATCAAATAGCCTACCAGTAACTGCACAACAACCTAAATTTTCATCCCATAGTTGAATTAAATATTCGTGTGTTAAATCAAATGGAACATTTTTTTCAGCGGCTCTATTTTTAGCCATAGCTAATAGTTTGCTTAATCGCCATTTATAATCTAACATGCGTAATTTATAGCCATTTCTATGGTTACAAGTATTACTACAAAATTTAAATCGTTTTTGTACTGCTAAAAATGGATTACCACATTCTTCGCAAATATTATGGTATTGTCGTTTATGTGTTCTCATACTAAAAATTCACACCTCCAAACTTACTGTTGAAGGCTACCACATTGGATTTCTTATTGCCCCACATACGGGATGTAATGGGAGCCTTGCAAATCTCTACACAAGCCGCTAGTGCGTCTTTAACGTCATCATGTTCAGGATTGTTCATAATGAGTTCTTCTTCTAGAATCTGGCAGTTACCACCTTTGTAATGCCAAATCTGATTGTTGTTATAACGTGGTTCTAGAATAGCTGCAATGCGCTCATCTTTACTCATGTTACGTGGAGGATTGTATTCATCAATGGTAAATACAATGTTTTGACCACGCATAAAGTCTTTGAATTGTTGAACAATGAGTCGCTGTGCTGCTACTACTTCACAACGCATACGTTTAAAACGCCACTTACGATAGACAGTTTCTGCCTTTTCATACATGACGCTAATCTTGTTTGTTTTAAACCTATCAATGTCTAGGACATAATAGTTGTTATCTTCGTCAATGCCGACCACAGCAATAACTGTGTAGTCGGAGTGGTTGTTGATTGAGTAAGCAAAGTCCATAGCTGCATAGACGTGGAGAAGCTTATCACCAAAGTACCAACTACCGCTAAAGTTCTCAATTTTATCCCTTTCGTAGTAGTTAAAACGGCTTCTGTCAATAAGTTGCGTTTCAACTGCGTTAGGGTTGTTATAGTATTGGGCGTAGAATTGAGTTACGTCTAGATATTTGGCTTTTTTACGAGCCAACTCTTTAGCGTCAAATCCAAACGTTTTACCGTCAGTTCGACGCTGTTTAGGCCATAAGAACTCGCCATTAGTCTCTACAACACGTTCAAACACTTCGTACACTTCATTCTCAATTTCCTCATCAGTG